GTCACTTTCGCAACACGGTGGACTTGAATTCCGGGAGGAATTCAGGCCTGACGTGCCCAACGAAGTGGCGGGTACCCCGCCTTGCGACCCCATCCCTGTGAGGGGAGTGGCGCAAGGTGATGAGGCGGATCCGCCTGTTGGGGATCCATCTCTCCTCTGTTCGTCAGAGGAGGAGGACACAATGGGTGGTTCTGGAAGTGGTCCTTCCAAAGGGAGGCCCGATCGGGGATACGCTCAGCGCCGTACCAACATGTTGCTAGCATGTTGGGACGCCGTTGCAGCGGCCGTGATCGGGGTCCCCCTGGGGACCAAGAAGGTTCATCCTGGAGCCGCGGCTTGGCACCGCGGCGTTCGGGAGAAGCTCGGGAAGATGGCCAAGCACAGGGGCGTGGACTCTGTGGTGGCAGATCTGAAGGATCTGTCCGCCACGTGTCGTCGGGCGTGGGTGGAACACCTCACGCCGAAACACTGGGTCCTACGCTCTATGCCTGACCATCTCCGCCGGTCCCAAACGGCGTGGGCGCAACTCAGCATGCTGGGTCGCGCGTTGCCTTCTGGGACGACTCGTCACGAGGAGCTGGCCCTGGCCCGTCACCAACGGGACCTGACTTGCTCCGAGTTCGTGACGAGTGCGGATGCCTTGGTGTCAATCAAGGCATTCGCGGCGCGATGGGCCGGGAGGTACCTCCCTCGTGACGTTGACTTCGCGGACACGGCTGGGTTCCCGATGGGGAACTCCGCCACGTACGGAAAGACGCGCGACGAGGGAGGCCTCTCGGCGGACATCGCCGAGCTCCTTGAGCTCGAACCGTACCTCGAGCCGGAGGTCGTTGACGGGCTGCCCCCTGGTCAGGGGTCAATCGTCAACGAGATCCGACTCGTCGGTGCGGCCTACGCAGACGAGTGGCACGCGCACCCCAAGGGGCGCGTCGCCATTATCCGTGAGAGGGGCCACAAGGTCAGGATCGTGACGGCAATGAGCCGTCACGCCCTAGTCTTGGGGCACCTCGCACGGAGATGCCTGGAGAAGGGACTACGTAAGTGGTCCCTCACCAGGCATGTCTACGAAGGTGAGCCAAGGGAAGTGGGTAAGGAGTTCGTTGGATCCGCTGGCCGGGTCGTTTCGTCCGACTTGAGGGCGGCCTCAGACCTCATCCCCCTCGACGTTGCAGCTGCAATCGTCGATGGGTTTGAGGAATCTGGCCGCTTCTTGCCGTGCGAACTCGACGGTCTCCGTCTTGGGACGGGACCCGTCGAGGTGACCTGGCCGAACGGGGAGACGCACGTGACCAGTAGAGGCCTTTTGATGGGACTTCCCACCACTTGGGCTCTACTGTGCGTCTACCATGGCTGGGCCTGGCAACAGGCCGAGACATGTCCAACTGCTCCTCGAGAGGCGAGGAAGGCCGTCGCCCGCATTTGCGGTGACGACCTCCTTGGTGTCGCCTCTCCGGCAGCGATTAGGGCGTACGAGGCAGCGTTGCTGTCCTCGGGCGCCGAATTCTCTGCCGGCAAGCACTTCAACTCTCCGAACAGAGGCGTATTACTGGAAGTCCTCTGGGAATTCAAGGGATCAGCGTTTACGGTGGTTGATGGGAATTACCCCATCTACATCACTCAGAAACGCGGGAAGGGAAAGAGGAACCGCCGCAGGTTCCCGGTCAATATGACCCGGCTCCTGCGTGTCGTTCGAGCGGTCCCCAACGTTGCAATGCCTCTTCGAGGCATGATTGTTGGGGATACGCCATTCGGT